AGCCATTGCTACCTCATGAGAGCTGAAGTAAATACCATCTGTAATTTTTCTTCTGCTCCATGTGGAATCAACTTTCTCTGTCTCTCTGTTCCAGCAGAGTTTGTATTTTCTCTGAGAGTGATCATCCCAATCAATCTCATCGTTGTGATCAATAGCGAAGCGTTTAAGCTCTGCTACAATCATCAGATACTCAGCAGCTGCGTCTCTCTCTTCCTCAGTCTTGAAGCAGTTACCTACTGCAAGTCTCATTACATCTTTCTGGTTCTCTGCTGTGAATACTCCACCGTCTTTCTTTCCTGTACCCCACAGATAGAAGTACTGCTCACCTTCTGTTGGCTCCCAATGTTTCTGTACTGTCTCTGGTGCATCAACCATTCCCTGAAGTGCTCCGATGAGTTCTTTAAGCTCGTCCTGTCCAAGTGCTGCCATAATTTTTGT